AACGGTGCTGTCGTGCAGCTATACGCCCGTGGATGGCGTGGTCAGGGTCTATGACCTGGACCGGCTGCTGTCACCGCTCATCACTGGCGTGATGGCTGACTTTACCTTTACCGTGGGCGGTTCATCTCAAACGCTGCACCTCATCCAGTCCAGGACTCGCGTGAGCATGCCAGCTGCCGACTTCCTGGATTCGCACTTCTTGTCATCGGTGACCTCAGAACGTGACACGACGATGGACCGCAAGGAGATGGTGACGCTGCTGTCACCGACAGAGGCGGTGAATATCACCGCTACCTGTGTCTATGCCAACGGAGAGACGTGCGTGCCTCAAAGTGTACAGCTGGCCAGCGCCCTTGCTGCAGGGCAGGTACACGAGGTGGACTGCTCTCCGTCGTTGCTTGTCAACGATGCGCTGGGTGAGCTGGTGCAGTACACAATCAATGCAGGCGAACGCCTGATGACCTTTCGCGTGTCGCCCACCCAGACGCATCGGCTGGCGCTACTGATGCGTAACAACTTCGGTGCTTGGGAGCCCTGCTACTTCCAGGGCATGAATGAGCATGACCCCAAGATCACACGCGAGCTGGCACTTGTCGCTGGCTCGGTTCGCCCGCTCAAGATTGATGAGGAGGACACCTGCAAGTCCTACACTGGCCCGCTGCGCCCTGGTGCCGTGCAGCTGTTCCGTGACTTGGCCCGGGCCTATGAGGTGAAGTTGCTGGACGGCGGTGTGGCCACTGACCCGCTTGTCATCTCTGACGCCGAAGTGAAGCATACCGACGATGACGGCAGCCTGCCTGCCTTCACCTTCTCGTGGCGCCGTGCAGCCCGAACGAGCGCGATGTTTGATGTCCCTGTTATTCCGAGAATCTTTGATGACACCTTCGATGAGACGTTCAACTAAGAAACACAAGGGCGTGCTGCACATCAAGGACGCCATCCTGCTACTCGAGAGTGGGCAGCCGGTTGACTTGCGCCTGTGGAAACTCGCGACTGGTGACATCCTGGAATACAAGGGCGCCGTCTGCATCGGTGGCCATTGGCGCAAGGGCACCCATCGCGTGAGGTTGCCCAAGAGTAACGTCATCCGTGAGTTCAGGGACGTGACCCTGTTTGAAATCAATAACAATACAATATATCTATGACAATGGACAAGACAACATTCCCGTTCCCCAAGGGTGAGGTGTTTCGCGTCGAAGGCTCCAAGGTGAATGCCGAGATGAGCGAGATGACCGACAGCGGCGACATCTTCGATGAGGATGGCATCCCTGCAGCAAAGCCGTTGCCGTTCTACCCCAAGACGAACTACATCCCGTTTGGCCCGGATGATCTGCTGCCGTTCCACATGATTCACCTTATCGGCAAGGATGAGATCATGTCACAAAACAAGTACTTCAATGTGCTCACCTGCTACGGTGCCGGTATCCGCTACAACGACATCGACACCGCCATGCCTACCAAGGACCCCGACATCAGGCGCTGGATGATGGACAACTCGCTGCCTGAGTTCTTCCTGGAGCAGGCTACCGATATGAAGTATTTCTTCTTCTCGGTCGCCGTGGTTATCCTCTCGAGGGATGGATCACGCATCGTTCAGGTGCGACACAAGGAGTCTTGCTACTGCCGCTTTGAACAGGCCGACAGCCATGGCCGCATCAATCACATCTTCTATGCCAACTGGCGCAAGCACCCGGCAAAGAAGAGCGACATCGAGAGCATCATGCTGCTGGATGAAAAGAACCCGCTGGGCCACCTCGAGGTGCTGATGGGTCGTGCTCCTGGTGCCGACGGCATCAAAAAGGAACGCACCAAGGCCCGCAAGTTTGCCATCCTGGTGCGATACCCGACACCGGGGCTGCAATATTATCCCGTGCCTTACTACACGGCGATCTTCCGCGGCGACTGGTTCGACATCAAGCGCCTGATTGGCATCGGCAAGAAGGCGAAACTCAAGAACCACGCCAGCGTGAAGTACCAGGTGGAGGTCCACAAGGACTACTGGTACAACATCTGTGAGGAGGAGCACATCAGCGACCCGCTGGCGATCCAGGAACGCATCAAGCGCGAGAAGGAGAACATCAAGAACTTTGTCGCTGGTATCGAGAACAGCGGCAAGGTTTGGATCACGGGCTACTACATCGACCCGAATGGCAATGAGAACAGGATGGTGCGCATCAACACCATCGATGCCGGCAAGGAAGGTGGCGACTGGAGCGAGGATATCCAGGAGGCCGCCAACATGACCTGCTACGGTGACAACATCCATCCCAACCTGGTGGGCGCTACTCCCGGTAAGAGCCAGTCGAACAACTCGGGCAGCGATAAGCGAGAGCTCTTCACACTCAAGCAGTCCCTCGAGAAGTCCTGGCATGACCTGATGCTGAAGGTGCACCAGGTAATCATCTATTTCAATGGCTGGCAGGACAGGGTAGAGCCGGATGTGCCTCTCATCATGCTGACGACGCTGGACCAGCATAACGACGCAAAACAGGTTTCACTCAATAACAATCAAGAATCATGATAACCAGGGAGATTTTTGAATCGGCGTGTCCGTCGGCGGTGATGCCGGATGAGACAGTGTTTAACCGCATCCAGACGTATATCGTTGACGGCGAACAGGCGGTGTCTCGCCTGATGGGTGACCAGTGGGCGGACTACGAGGACAATGCCGCGCTGGCGCTGCCCGCTCATCGTGTTATCTGTCTGCACGCCTACCTTGAGGCGCTGCCTCATCTGGACATCGTACTGACTGAGACTGGGCTGGGCGTGGTGAGCAACCAAAACGTGGCCCCTGCCAGCAGCGACCGCGTGAACCGCCTTCGCAAGCAGATCCAGGACAGCCGTGACGATGCGGTCGATGACCTGATTGACGCGCTGCGTGGTGTTCTTGAATGGCGGCAAGATTCTATAGCCGCTGATCGTCTGTTCTCGACGCTTGTGTGGAATGCCCGGCTGCAGCTGCCTATCATGGGCATCACTGAGGCCCACCGCACAAAGCTGACGGAGCTGCGCCCCAAAATCACCGAGGCTGAAGAGTTGCTGCAGCATCACATCTCGAAGGATTTTTATATCGAACTGTGCGATGCGCAGCTGGAGAATGAGGCTAGTGCTGAGCAGAACACCGTCATCAACAAGTCACTGCTCTTTATCGGCGCCCACGTGGCCGGTGACATGGCCATGGCTCGCTTCCACATGGCGAAGCTCGTGGAGTACCTGGAACAGCACCTGACGGACTTCCCGACCTATGAGGCTAGCACTGCACACCAGGCTAACACATTCACCCCCTACGCAAACAAGAAAGATGATACGACCTACTTTTTCGGCTAATGAGAACCGGTTGTCATTCGGGCTGCCGCAAGCATGGCACGAGCTATCACAGCGCGAGCTTGCGATGGTCATGCGCTCCATGGAGCGCAACCCGGAGCCGTCACAGGCGAAACTGGCGGTGCTGCTTCACCTCACGGGGATGGAAGTGTCCTACCGCGAGGTGCGGGGCTGGCGATGCAAGGTGCGTGCCGTCTGCGAGGGCAAGGACACTACTGTATCGTTCCGGCTCAATAGTGAGGATGCGGCGTGGCTGATCGAGCAGCTGGACTGGCTGTCAACGCCGGGCATCGTTCCTGTGAGGCTGCAGGAGTTGACGTCGAAAGGGTGGGAGCGTGTGACGGCGCTGCCGGCAGACATGCACGGCGTGAAGTTCTCGACCTACCTTGTGGCCGAAAACTGTTACCAGGGTGTGCTGATGTCCCACGCTGATGAGGCGGTGCAGCAGCTGGCCACGACGCTGTATCCTGGACTGGAGCGCAAGTTGGAGCCCTGGGAGCAGCTGATGGTGCTGCAGTGGTGGGCCCAGGTCAAGGGCATGTTTGCCGACCTGTTCCCGCACTTTTTCAAACCTGCCAGTGGCGCTGATGAGGGAGATACCCCAGATATGCGCACCATCATGGATAACCAAATCAGGGCACTCACCGGTGGCGATATTACCAAGGAGGCCGAAGTGCTGGCCATGGACACCTGGAGGGCGCTGACGGAGCTTAACGCTAAGGCCAAGGAGGCTGAAGAATTCAAGAAAACGATGAAAAAATGAACGCAAAACAACTGTTTGACTACATCGCCTACTTCCGCGATCTGCACGCGCACAACAAGCTGGCACGGGCGCAGTCGTTCCAGTTCTGCACCTGCTCGGGCCCCGGCGGGCTGCAGGGCATGCTGGAGCGGTTCCGCACGACCAAGGCATTTTTCTGTGTGGATGACACCTGCGATGGACGCGTGTCACGCCAGCGCAATGGTGGCTACTTCAATACCCGGGTGTTGATGGTGTACCTGTTGAGACGCTTCGACCTCAAGTCCATGGAGAGTTACCAGGCATCGCTTGACATCTGCAGGGCGCTGCTGCTGCAGCTGATGTCCCGCATGATCATCGATGAGGATGCCTTGTCTAACGAGATGGTGTATCTGCGCACCGACTCGCTCAGGACAAACGAGCTGGGGCAATACTTCCTGAACGGATGTACAGGCCTCTACTTCCGCGTCGAGGTGAATGAACCTGTTGACTTGACCTTTGACGATTCGCAATGGACCTGAGTTGGAACAAGCCCGAAGACTCCCTGAAAGCCATTGACCAATGGATAGACGGGTGGAGCGACAAGATGATTGAGATCTGGCAGGAGAAGCAGCTGGACCTGCAAATCTATGATACCGGTGCTCTCTCCAAGTCTCTTACCGAAGACGTACAACATGAGGGCATGAGCGCCCACGTTGTGATGCAGTTCCTGCAATACGGCGTTTATCAGGCGCTGGGTGTTGGATATGGCTATGTCCGTGCGAATGGCGGCGATTTGCCGTTCCTTGGTGCGGAGTACAGAGAGAAGCACCACCTGAATGAGCCTCGCAAGCGTGGCGAGGGATGGGGTGGCGGAGAAACCAGTGGCGAGCCGCGCAAGCGGCGTGACTGGATAACCCCTAAACTGTATAGCAGCGTATTAAAGATGGCGGAAGTCATGGCGCAGCTGACTGGCCAACTGGGTGTCGCCCTGGTGTGCGATGCACTGGAGGATGCCAGGTCAACCCTTGAAGGCTACAAGGGTCGAGTCCGCCGGGCAGCTAAAGCCGATGGCGGTCTAGTGCTGTTCTAATGTCTTTTCATGGGTGTGGTCGCACGCGTAAATTTGCAATAAAAAGATACTATTGATATGGCAAACATTGACGAATTGCTCGAGCAGGCGTCTGAGATAAGAGACGCCAACGAGGAGAAGGAGAACACGGCGCTGCGCGTGGGTACGATGCTGGTCGATATCCTACAGTATATCGCCGGCTTTATCGACAGGGATACGCTCAGGCAGATACTGCAGGAATATGCTTCGCTGTCGGGCGCGGGCCTGGTCAACTGGCGCCAGAGCCGTTGTGTGTTCGTGGCCACGATGGGCACCGAGCTTGACAATATCGACGGCGGCAAGTGGGAGTACACGTCACACGACGGCGACATCGTCTTTAACCCGAGCTCCAGGACGCTGCGCATCGAAGGGGAAGTGAACACATACTTTCCCGCGCCGGGGGTGATCTATGTGAACGCCCACACCGGCCACCTCTACAAGTGGGACATCAGCACACGAAAGATGACCGAGCTCGTTGACTCGTCGTCACCGACGGTGATCGACTACCGTAACGCGCCGGCATTTGCCGACATCCCCATCGGGGCGACCTACTACTTCCTGTCGCAGTCTTCGGGCTACAAGATAGGCGTGAAGGTCGATGCCAACAACTATTGCTCGTTTGCCATCGACCCAAAGAAGGTGTACGCCTTCAGGGATACACGCCAGACAGCCGTGTGGAACGCCGACACCCAGACATGGACAGTGCTGTCATCACAGCAGGACGGCAGCGCTGGGCGCATCCTCAACATCAAAGACAACAAGCACTATCGCGTGTGGGTGGGCACGGCCGAAGACCTGGCCGCACTTGGCAACAACCTCGAGGATGATGTGCTCTACCTGGTAGGTACACACGTCTCGGGAGGGCAACAGCCGGACCCCGAGGATGACAGCGCCACGATCGACAGCATCAGCTACACGCCGGCGGGCGTCAACCAGCTGCAGTTTGCCGCGACAATTAAGCCTGCAGGCAAGACCGACACGGTGACATGGAGCGTCACGCCGACCACGCGCGCCACCATCAACGCCCAAACAGGCCTGCTGACCATCCTGCAGAGCGGACAGGTCACCGTCAAGGCCACGGGCACAAAAAGCACGGCCCAGCTGCCGGTGACGCTGACTTACACTGAGCCTGTCGAGCCCACTGGAGAACTGGCGGTGACGGCAACGCGCACGGCGGCCAACACGATGACGCTGGGCGCGACCCGTGGAGGCTCGGCGGTGTCGGCCACATACTCGCTTGCCGGGGCCGTGCCGACGGTCAAGAAGCTGGCCAGCGGCGCATTGACCGACGTGCCCGCCGTCGAGCTTAGCGGCAGCACGCTGACGTATCACGATGACTGTACGGTGACGGTTCAGGCAACAGCTAGCGGGGAAACGGTGACGAAGACGCTGACCATCGCACACACTTCGGATGACCGCATCTGGTTTGAGGACGATGCAGTGGTCTCCGCACTTAATAGTGCCGGCATCGGCAGTGCCGGGTCGGTCACCTATGGCCAGGCGGCAAGTGCCACCAAGGTGCAGCTGATCAACAATGCGGACATTACCAGGTTTAACGAGTTCCGGTTCTTCACTGGCATCACAAACCTTGCGTATGGCGGTAGCACGAATCGTCTAGACGGCAACTCCAATCTTCTCTGCGTCCAGCTGCCGTCATCCATCGACAGGATAACAGGCAACACCTCAACGCAGTCTCCGCTGTATGGTACGGCGATAACAGATCTGTTCATCCCTGATGGTACGTCTCTTAATGCGTATGCGCTAGCGGGCATAACATCGCTAGAGACGTTGAGCATCGACCCGCCTGATGCAAACGGGTTTGTCGCTTCATCGTGTATTTCTGGTTGTGACAATTTGAGGACGGTGATCGTGCGTAACACGACCCAATCGTTGCCCAGTTCTGCATTCCAAAACCACACAAGCATAGAGGAAGTTGACCTGGGCGAGAACATTTCTGAATTGCCAAACTCTTGCTTTAGAGGTTGCACTGGGCTAACAAAATTGACGATGAGGTACAACGGGTTTGTAAGTTTCTCGACTAGCGCCTTCTATAATTTCTCTGATACGAGATTGGGGGCAATCGACCTTTACGTCCCGTTATCGCAAGTCAACACTTACAAAGCAGATGCAAACTACGCAAAATTTAAGAGTATCAACGCAATACCCAATTAAGCTATGGCATACATCGTAAACGCATCATCGGGTGGCAATGGCATCACCCAAACGCAGGCCGAGCAGCTGCTTGCCACGAAGCAGGATAAGCTGGTCAGCGGCACGAACATCAAGACCATCAACAACACGTCACTGCTGGGACGTGGCAATATCTCCGTAGGGACTAACTGACATGGCATACGTATTAAACATACCGGACGGCTACTCGAGGGATGACTTCGAGGCTGCCCTGCAGGACAAGCAGGACAAGCTAGAGAACGGCACGAATATCAAGACCGTTGGCGGCAAGGGCGTGCTTGGCAGCGGCAATCTGGACTTTGACCAGGGTGGCGGAGGAGATCAGGAATACACCTATGACCTGACGGAGTATGAAATCGGCTTGAAAAACGGCGTGTTGAATAAACTTGCCCAGCTCAACCCGAATGGCAAATACATGACGTTTGGTGTCATCAGCGACACGCATACTTGGCCCACCAAAGCCGACGTCGAGATCCAGTATTCATCGGGCGAAGTAGAGAGAATTTGCCAAGAGATCATCAATGCTGGTATCGAATTTAGAGGAGACGGCGTTACAGATGCGTCCAGCGCTGCGGCTTACATGAAAGACAATTGGCCAGAACGTACACAATATTACACAGGGAGAACCTGCGAGCCGAACTTAATCCTTCTTGGCGCTATTGGGTATGAATACGGTCTAGATGCGGTATTCTGCGCAGGGGACTTAGGTGAAGGATGTATTCAAGTAGGGCCGTTTATCCCAACCCCGTACGATTGCAACACTTATGCCATGTGGCGAGTTGGTCAGCTTTTTAAGAAATATATCAGCGTCCCAATGTTTTTCACCGAGGGCAACCATGACAGGTGGTATGGTGACAGCAGGACAGACATCAGCGGTTGCCGTGGCTGCGCCGAGTGGAGAAAGTGGCTCAATGTGTTAAACACACCTAATATGGCCAGATTCCCTGAAATTGACACCGTGAGATACAAGGACAGCGATGGTAACTTCTTGCCTGGTAATACATATTGCGTGGATTTCCAAAGCAAGAAAGTTAAGGTTGTCATGCGCTCCCAGTACGAGAAGCAGGAGTATGTGAGAACCGATAAAGAGGCCCAATCGTCAAACCAAGGGTCGGGGACATTTTACAAGTATCTTTTCGATAGCCTCTTGTTAGATGCGCCAAGCGAAGCAAATGACTGGTCATTGCTGGCAGTTTCACACAACTTACAAGGCTCAAACTATTTTTATAACTATTACACTCATTTCTTAGATGGCGGTTCCTTCCCAGCTCAAGGGGCCGCATCAACTGACTATTTTGTGTTAGGTCAGCTTAATGGAGGCAACAAAGGGAAGTGCATTTGTGGTGAGATATTGGGACATAAGCACCCGGAAAGCATCAACCCTTCTCCTAAACTTACGTCAGCAGGAAACTTAGAATATGTCACGATGCTAAACGCTGGCATGTTTACTAAGGCAGAACTTGCCACTCAACGAAACGGGAGTGATTATTATTGCTTCTCGATATTCGTTCTTGACGACGACAACTTTATGCTGCACGAGATCAAGGTAGGCTATCAGTATCACACGGATTCAGTAGCATACGACGCAACAAGAGGTATATTCACATTCCAGTTAAAACACAATTGATATGGAACAGATACAAGAACAGGCTAAAGCTACAGTGGTTAGGGGCAATGTGCTTCGCTTGCGCGTGGAGCTGACGCTGCGCACAATGCAGTCGGAGGGCGAGACGGTAGAGACTGACAAGCGGGAGTTTGTGCCGAAGGCGGGCTCCGTGACCGCCAAGCTGATCAATGGCGCACGCATGGTGCCGATGCAGGTCGAGATGGAGGGCAACTATGCCCGGCTTGCCGACTATGGCACGCTGGAGTTGGGTGAGTACTCGCTGGACATCAGGTGTCTTGACGAGCAGGATCTGCCATATCGCTGCAAGTTGTTCGGCGCCGTGGAGGTCGTTGACTCGACGGCGTGCGCGGGCATCGAGGCGGGCGTGGAGTTTGACGCCCAGGTGCAGCACCTGGAGGCGACATTCACGCAGGTAGGCGGTGGCACGGCTGAGCAGGTGCAGGCGGACTGGGAGCAGGCGGACGATACCCAGCCGGACTACATCAGGAACAAGCCGACGATTCCCACAGTGCCGACACGG